TGCCTCCATTTTTTTACACGGCCCGATGATCTAGGTGGGTGATCTCATGGCTAAGCGTTGCGTGGATTGCCCAGAGATCCTCCAGCCCCAGATCGGCCGCGGGCGGCCCCGTATTCGATGCCCTCAGTGCTCCGTCAAGCGGCGCGGCAAGTCATTGACTGTCGCGCCCACGCCCCTGGGCCCCCCTCCTGGCCCAGAGTCCCCCCTGGAGGCCCTGACAGGCCTGGCGGCGGGCGTTCGGGCGGAGCTGGAGGCGGCGGGCCGCGCGGACTCCGTGGATGGCATGGCGGCCATTCATGCCGCGGAGACCCTCGACCGCCAGGACGTCTCCGGGGCCGCCCGCGCGTCACTCCTGCGTGAGATGAGGACCGCCGCCGCCGACGCCCTCAGGGCCGCCGCGCCCGCCGGCGGAGTGCTGGACGAACTCCGCCGCCGCCGAGACCAGAAGTCAGGTTGAGCGCGCCCTCCTGGGTGTCCATTCCACCGCGGCACCATTCCCGTGGCGCCGATGCCGTGGAGCTGGCGGCCAGCGCGGGTCTCATCCTCGACCCGTGGCAGCGCATCGCGGTGGATGCCATTCTGTCGGAGGATGAACAATGTCGGCCGGCCGCCTTCGAGTCGGCCGTCATCATTGCGCGCCAGAATGGCAAGGGAAGCATACTCGAATGCCTGTCATTGTACTGGCTATTCGTTGTCCGAGAGCCTCTCATCCTCCACTCTGCCCATGAGTTTAAGACTGCGGCGGAGGCATTTCGACGCCTGAGAACCCTGATTTCGGCATCCCCGGAGCTGATGTCAGAGGTTGCCCGCATCACAACCGCCGCCGGTAATGAGGCAATCGAACTCCGGACGGGTGAAAGACTCCGTTACGTGGCCCGATCCAAGGGCTCAGGACGTGGCTTTACGGCCGGAAAACTTCTCCTAGATGAGGCATTCAACCTCACTTCGGAGGAAATGGCGGCCCTCCTGCCCACAATGGCCGCGCGGCCTAACCCGCAGGTGGTCTATACGTCCTCCGCGGGCATGGCCGACTCAACCCAGCTCCATGCGATCCGTGATCGGGGCCGCGCGGGTGGCGACCCGTCGCTGGTCTACCTGGAATGGGGCGGCACGGCCAAGTGCGCGCCAGGGTGCGCCCATGAACTCAAGGACGACGCCTGTCGGTTGAATGACGTGGCCCAATGGGTGGCCGCTAACCCCCGCGTGGGGGTGGAGTTCATTGCCAATGAGAGGCGCGCCATGCCGCCCATGGCTTTCGCGCGGGAGCGACTGTCCGTGTGGGATGAGCCTGACGCCCGAGAGGACACCATCCCCCTTGCCGCGTGGCTGGGCCGCGCCGACGCGGAATCTCGGGTGGCCGACGGTGGGCGGCCGGTATTCGCGGTGGACGTTTCCCCGGATCGGCGCGTGGCCGCCATTGGCGTCTGCGGGCGGCGGACCGACAGTGGCCGCCACCTGGGCCTGGTGGAACACCGCCCAGGCGTGGACTGGGTGGTCGGTCGCCTGGTGGAGCTGGCGGAGCGGCACGACCCTTGCGCGCTCGTTCTGGATGGCATCAGCCCTGCGTCGAGTCTCATTCCGGAGCTCCTGGAGGCAGGCCTCCGGATCAAGTGCGAGAGCGATCCTGGCGCGGTCCTGGTGGTCACTGGAGCCACTCAGATGGGCCAGGCCTGCGGGGGCCTCCTGGACGCCGTGCAAGCCACGGAGCCCAGCGTGTGGCACCGCGGGGATCCGATTCTCACCGGGGCCTGGGAGGCGGCGGCACGACGCGTCATCGGCGATGGCCTCTGGGGCCTGGCACGGCGCGCCAGCGGCATGGATATCACCCCTGCCGTAGTCGTCACTCTCGCTCATTGGGGCCACGTCAGTTACGGAGATTCCGACTATGACATGTTCGCCAGTTTCGGATAGTGCAGGGGGTGAACGTGGGACGCATCAGGACCGCCTGGAATGCGTTGACCAATAGGGACCTGGCCTCCGACGCCATCGGCTGGCAATACCGGCGGAACCTGCCGATGGGTGGCGCCGTCAACGTGACGCAGGAAACCGCGCTCCGGCATTCAGCCTGGTGGGCCTGCCTCCGCCTCCGGGCGGACGTCATTTCAACCACACCCCTGGACGCATTCAGGGCGCGTGATGGCCTTCAGGTGGAGGTCACTAAGCCAACGCTCCTGACCGAACCGTCCCCCGGGGTCCACATCACGGAGCACCTTTACTCCAGCCAGTTCGACCTGGACCGCTATGGAAACTCCGTTGGAATTGTCACGTCCCGCAATGCGTTCGGCCTCCCTGCGTCGGTCGAATTGGTCCCCATGAGTGACGTCTCCGCAATCTGTAACGGGTCGCGCGTCAAGCTCTGGCGTATCGGCAGGGACGAATTCCAGCCGGTAGACATCTGGCATGAGCGCCAGTTCACCGTGGGTGGGTGGGCCTTGGGGCTTTCCCCTCTGGCTTATGCCGCCTGGACCGTGGGCGGTTATCTGTCCGCCCAGCAATTCGCCATTGACTGGTTTTCCACCGGGGCCGCGCCCACCGGCACCCTCAGGAATACGGAGCGCACCCTAGTCAAGGACCTAGCCCCCAAGGCCAAGGCGGAATTTAAGCAAGCGGTAGAGAATCGGGACATTTTCGTCACCGGTAAAGACTGGGAGTGGATTCCGGCCCAGGCGGACGCCGCGTCAACGGGATTCCTGGAATCGCAGCGGGCGGGCGTCCTCGACGTCTGCCGATATCTGGGCGTCCCGGGAGACATGATCGACGCAGAAATCCAGTCCGGCAGTGTCACCTATGCCAACGTTACTCAGAGAAACTTGCAATTGCTCATCATGAATCTGGGTCCGGCATACATCAGACGCGAGGCGGCATTTACCCGCGCCCTGCCTCAGTCTCGTTTCGTCAAGTTCAATACCGACGGACTCCTGCGCATGGACCCACAGACGCGTGAGGGCGTCATCCTCTCGCAGGTCGGCAAGACCTTGACCTATTCGGAGGCCCGCCGCCTCGACAACCGCCCGCCCTTTACCGATGCGGACCTGGCAGAGCTGGGATTCATGGCCCAGCTAGGTAAGCCCCTAACCCCCACCACTAAGCAAGCGGCCCAGCCCTGGGAGGTTCCCGCGTGAACGCGCTCGTTAGTGCCGCCCAGGAGCGGTGCAAGGGCATCCAATCCCGCGCCGACAGGCCCCGCCAGCGCAGAAATGACAGGGAATCGTCGGCCGGCCGCTCTTGGACGCCTGCGCATTCGTCCCGGATCGAGGTCCGTGGGGGCAGCGCAGGCAGTCCGATGGTATTCGACGGATTCGCCTCCGTAACCGATCGCGGTTACGAAATGTGGGATGCGTTCGGCCCCTATACCGAATTCGTCCACGTCGGGGCCTTTACGGAGACCCTGGCCGCCCAGCCCGACGTTCCCCTGGTCCTGGACCACGTGTCCAGTCGGCGGATTGCCCGCACGGGCAACGAAAAGTCGCCCCTGCTCCTTTCGGAGGTCACCCAGGGGGACGTGACTGGGCTCCATGTCCTGGCGCCCAGTCTGGACATGGGTGACCCTGATACGGCCTATATCGTTCCTAAGCTCCGCAGCGGGCTTATCGACGAAATGTCGTTCCGATTCATGATTACTTCGGGCCGCTGGTCCGAGGATCTCACGCAATATCACATCCATACCGTGGATATCAACCGCGGGGATGTCTCAATCGTCGGTTACGGAGCTAATCCGTTTACCGCCGGAAGCGGCCTACGGGCTCAGCCTGGGCTGTCTTCCGTGGATCGCGCCCTCCTGGCCATGTCGGCGGAGCGCGATGTCTACCGGGTGCATTCCCGGTAAAGCACCACCTGCGCCATGCATCTGGCTCCCTGCGTCAAGGCCTGGGGACTCTGATCTGTCGGAAATGCAGGCATATCACAGTCCCGAAAACCATCAGAGGAGCCCCTTAAATGGGACCGGAAACCCTGCGGTCGCAGGTGCGGGCGGAGATTTCCGCCAAGCTGGCGACCCGTAAGCCCATCACTGACAAGCTGGCCGCCCTGCGCTCTGCCGTTGACGGCGGCCAGGAGGCCAGCGCGGAGGACATTCGCGCCACTATCGCCCAGCGCGCTGCCCTGGACGCGGAGCTGGACGCCCTCCAGGAGCGAGAGGCGGCCCTGACCGCCGAGATCGACCGGGAGGCGGCCATTGACCGCCTCCAGGCGGCGGTTGCGCCGGGTACCGCTGGCGCGCGACGTGCTTACGACAACGTCGCGCGGGTCGGTCGTGAGGAGCGCACCTATCGACCGGACACGGACCCGCAGGGGCGTCAGTTCCTGCGGGACCTGGGCCTCATCCACCTGCACGGTGGCGTGGCGGGTGACAGCCAGGCACGCCTGGCCCAGCACGCCGCGGAGGAGCGCGTGGAGCGCGCCGAGTATCTGACCGGTCAGCGCGCCATGGAGGCCCGCGCGGCAGGGACGGGGGCATTCGTCGGATTGACCGTTCCGCAGTATCTGACCGACCTTTACGCCCCGCTCGCTCGGGCGCTGCGCCCGTTCGCCGATGCCTGCAATGGGCATCAGTTGCCCGCCGACGGAATGACGCTGAACATTTCCCGGATCACCACGGGGACGTCTACCGCCCTCCAGGCGAGCGAGAATGCGGCAGTGTCGAACACCGACATTGACGACACGCTCCTGGCCGTCTCCGTGCAGACCAATGCGGGGCAGCAGACGCTTTCCCGGCAGGCTATCGAACGGGGCACTGGGACCGAGGACGTTACCGTCCAGGACCTGTTCAGGGCATACAACACAACCCTGGACTCCACCCTCCTCAACCAGGCGACCACGGGCCTGACGAACGTTGCCACGTCGGTGGCGTACGTGGACGCCACGCCCACTGTGGCGGAGCTTTATCCCAAGGTGGTCCAGGCGGTTTCCGCGGTGGAGAGCTCCCTCCTCAACATGGCCAGCGGGGAGAACATTGCGGTAATGCACTCTCGCCGTTGGTACTGGCTGCAGAACGCCCTGGGGAGCACCTGGCCCCTGATGAGCCAGCCTGGCGTGGCGGCCCAGATGCTTGGGACGAATTTCGCCACGAAGTATGGCGATGGCGTCCGCGGCATTCTCCCGAACGGGACTCCCGTAATCGTGGATAACAACTGCGGGACTCTCCTGGGCGCGGGTACCGAGGATGAGATTTATGTCGGGGACCGGAATGAATTCCATCTGTGGGAGGACCCGCAGGCCCCGGTGTTCATCCGGGCGGAACAGCCTTCCGCCGCGTCGCTGGGCGTCCTGTTCGTTCTGTACGGGTATTTCGCGTACACGTTCACGCGCTACGCCCATTCGCAGAAGGTGAACGGAACGGGTCTCATCGCTCCTTCCTTCACTGGCGTCTGATCTAACACCCCCGATACCGGCGACGCCCGCCAGCTCCTCCCCTGCCCCGGGGCGCGGGCGGGC